CTGGCTGACTGCAGCCTCCTTCCTCGCATACGGAAACAAGCTTTATGTATCGCGTGCGGCCTCCAACGTGGCCAACAACGCTGTCGCCTTCGGAACTGCTGCCGGCGTACCGGACCAGTTCAAGAACGACGCTGACTTCGCAGCGCAGGCCGGATCCTACGATGCCAACTCGCACTACTACGCCAAGTTCCCGGGTACCCTGGGCAACTCGCTCAAGATCGCAGTCTGCGACTCGGCCTCGGCTTACACTTCCAACCTGTACACCTCCAACACCGACGTAACCATTGAACTCGCGTTCACTGTTGGTTCCAACACGGCTGTCCTGACTGCAACTTCTGGCGTTGTCTCCAACACCGTGGTCAACACGTCGGCAAACTCGCTCCTGGCTCAAATCTCGGTCGGTGACTACATCGTTGCTGGTAACTCCACCATTGGAACCCAGTACATGAAGGTTCTCTCCAAGGAGGTCCAGACCACGACCGCTAACGCTACTTCCACCGCGAACATCACCTTCGCCACCAAGTACTACATGAGGGAAAACGTGAACGTCGCCACGACGAACACGACCGCCTCCCAGATCCAGCGCCTGTGGGAATACTACGACGTGGTCGATGCGGCTCCGGGAACCTCTGTATTCGCTTCAACCCGCAACGCAAACGGAGCCTCCACCGGCGACGAACTCCACGTCGTGGTCATCGACGAGGACGGCAAGTTCACCGGCGACACTGGAGCGATCCTGGAAGTCTGGCCGAACCTCTCCCGCGCAACCGATGCAAAGGGCGAACAGGGTGGCACCAACTTCTACAAGACCGTTCTCAACGACGGTTCCCGCTACGTCTGGGCGACCAATGATCGGGCCGGTGCCACCTCGGCCAACGCTAACATCATCACCCCGCAGACCAACACGATTCCTTACGTCGCTTCGTTCTCACTCGGAACTCAGCCGGACACGGAGTCGGCCATCTCGGTCTCGGCCCTCACCACCGCATACGATCAGTTCAAGTCTGCTGAAGACGTGGACGTCTCCCTTATCCTTCAGGGTAAGGCACGAGGCGGCGTAAACGGCGAGCAGCTGGCCAACTACATCATCGACAACATCTGCGAAACCCGTAAGGACTGCATGGCTCTCGTCTCACCAGACGTGAATGATACGGTCAACAACGCCTTCGCCCAGGAGGAAGCTATCGTAGCCTTCAGGAACTCACTGAGGTCCTCAAGCTACTATGCGATGGACTCCGGTCACAAGCAGATGTACGACCGCTACAACGACGCCTACCGCTGGGTACCCCTCAACGGCGACGTCGCCGGCCTCATCGTCAGAACTGATGAAGTTCGTGACGCCTGGTGGTCCCCGGGTGGTTTCAACCGCGGTCAGATCAAGAACATCGTCAAGCTGGCGTTCAACCCGAACAAGGGCAAGCGCGACATCCTCTACAAGGCTGGCGTCAACCCAGTCGTGTCCTTCCCGGGTGAGGGCGTAATCCTCTTCGGTGACAAGACCGGACTAGCGAAGCCGTCAGCATTCGACCGCATCAACGTCCGCCGACTCTTTATCGTGCTCGAAAAGGCGATCTCCATCGCCGCCAAGTACACGCTGTTCGAGTTCAACGACGCCTTCACCCGCGCAATGTTCCGCAACCAAATTGAACCGTACCTCAGGGACGTTCAGGGTCGTCGCGGTATCTACGACTTCCGAGTCGTGTGCGATGAAACCAACAACACCCCGGAGGTCATTGACCGGAACGAGTTCGTCGGCGCGATCTACATCAAGCCGGCCCGCTCGATCAACTTCATTGAACTCCAGTTCGTTGCGGTTCGCACCGGTGTCGAGTTCGACGAGGTCGTGGGCAAGTTCTAAGGAGCCCTTAGATGGCTAAGAAGATCAATGAGCTCTCTAAGGAACTCCTGAAGAGATACGTAAAGAAGGGCGATCGCAGTGCGGACGCCCACCTCTCCAACGCAGTTAAGCACTGGAGAAGCCACGCTGAAACTGACGTCAAGGCTTCCCGGGACGCTGCTGTAAAGCACGGTGCCAAGTATGATAAGCGGGTCAAATTCCTGAACAAGGCTGACTCTAAGATCGCCGAAGAAACCGAAGTCAACGAACTCTCAACAAAGACCCTCAAGTCGTACACGTCGAAAGCTGCGTACGACCCAAAGAGGGAACGAAAGTGGATCGGTCTGGCGCACGTAAAGATGCACCGTAATCGTAAGAAGGATGAGATGAAGAAGGAAGACATCAACGAAGTAAAGCAGATTGTCAAGGGCAGGACTGCCCATTTGCTGCTGAAGCCGGGTCAGGGAGCCGATCGTATGTGGTACTACAAGCACCACACCGGCAAGGGTCATATTGACATTGAAACAAAGCTGAAGGCGCACCACGGTCCATTCAGAACAAAGTCTGATGCCAACGCCCACCGCAAGATCACCATCAGCCAGCTCAAGGAAGAAACGGAAATGAAGAAAATCAACGAGCTCTCTAAACCGCTTCTTAAGCGCTACATCGCCAAGGCTGCAGTGGATAAGGAAAAGCACGGTTTCCACCACGATGATGCTTCTGACAAGCACTTCAGGTCACGTCATCCTGACAAGATTAAGCAGGACCACGATTACGGTGAAACCGACAGTGACTTCGCTGATCGCAAGGTTCGTCTAGGACGCAATCGTGATAAGTGGCAAAAGACAATGAAGGATTCATCGGCTAAGTACAATAAGCGCAGTAAGGGAATCTCTACTGCTGCACGAAAGGTTCTCAAGGGAGACTCTGACGCCAATGATAGAATAAAGATGAGAAAGATGGTCAAGGTTGCTGCTAAGGACAAGCAGCACCACTGGGAATCCGTCGACGAAGCTAATTCACCAGAGATGCTCCAGATCAAGCGCAGAAACCATGAAGATGGCGAGATGCGTCATACCGATCGTGAAGATTACTGGTCACGCAAGGAAAGCGGCGCTTCGCACCCTGGTGCTAAGATGCAGTACGGGGACAAGGCTTCCAAGCACGGTCGTCGTGCGGAACAACACCGTAAGGCTTGGGATGTAGCAACTAAGCTACTCAATAAGAATAAAGCGGTTAAGGAAGACGTAAACGAAGGCCACACCTATCGTCAGGCCAAGAATGCGGCCGACTTCCATGCCGCAGCAGAAACGGAACACATCGGCCACTCACTCCACCACCTCCGCAAGTCGGTGGCCCACCTGTCCAACAAGAATTTCAAGGGTGAGATGGATTCTGACGCAACAGTCGCCCACCACGAGAACCTCGCCCGCAAGCACCAGCGCGCCCACGAGATCGCCAGAAGCCTGATGTGGAAGCTCAAGGCCAACAACGACAATTCTGTTCATGAAGGCATTGACGAAAGCAATTCTAAGCGCAGGAAAATTGACCCGGCCAAAGCCGGTGCTAAAGCTGCGAAGTACGATGATGCACAATGGAAGAAAGACCACGCAGCCGTAAAGGCAGGAAAAGCAGATCCGTCGGCGATGGCCCATAAATGGGGGAATCGCGGCGGCGGTTTCCTTGGTTATATTAAATCAAAGAAGCTTGGCGAGAACACCCTCTCCCCGCACGCCGACACCAACCCACACATCGGTCCTGCCATCGCGGGAATGAACGATTCCGAATACAAGAAGGCATACGGTAAGCCAGCTGAAAAGAAGAAGGGTGCCACTTTCGCAAATCGAATTGCAGCATCCAAGAACTGGAAGGCATTCAAGGCCACCCCGTCCATCGCTGACACTGCGCCGAACTGGAAGACCGGTTCCATGAACGATGCTGAGTACAAGAAGGGTCTCGGAAGTCGGAACGAAGAAGTCGATGAGGGCTATCGTTCATCCAATGGCCAGCTTAAGAATGGTTTTAAGACAGTAAAATACAAGATGTCCGGTCTTGATCGTTACGCAGCAACCAAGGATGGGGTGCAGGTCGGAGATAAGAGTGACTATAAAGATGGTCGCAAAGCTAAAAACGTAGCCAATCGTCTAGCACGTTTTGATCGTGCTGGTCGCAAAGCTAATACTTCGGATGATCCGCTGGGTCGCCATCATGGTCGGAACGAGGAAGTAGTCAACGAAATCTCAGCCGGTAAGCTTGGTAAGTACATTCACAAGTCCAAGAAGGATGAAGACAACCGTCGGGCTGACGGTATTAAGTGGCGCGACGAGATTCGCAAGCAGACCGGCATGAATGTCGGAACTCCTATTGACCGTAAGCTCTATAGCCCAACTGCAAGCCGAGAAGCCGGTCGTAAGAGGGCTATGGCAAAGCTTACTGGAAATGCTAAAGTTCACGCGACGGAAGACGTCTCCGCCTCTTTGAGAACTGGAGTAGCCGATCGTCTCACGAAGACCATCACCGGCAAGAAGGGCATCAGCACCCCGTCCGCATCAGGTTCACCGAAGAACAACCCAGTTCCTCTCGACCTCACGACATCGGCCTATTCTGCGAGCAAGGGCAGTTCACCGGCCGCACCCGGAGCCGAAGACCTGACGACTGGGGCCTATCGCGCCAGCCGGACGATGGAATCCGTAGTCAACGAGGTCTCCAACGATCTTCTCAGAACCTACATTCAGAAGGCTATTAAGTCTAAAGTAAGAGCCGGCGCCAAAGGAGATGCTTCTGTTGATCGCGCTCTTGATGCTAGCACCCAAAGAACGGCAGAAAAGCACTTTTCTAAGTCAGCTGAATACGGAAAAATCGAAGACAAGCGCAAGAGCGGCATCAAGAAGGCCAAGTTTAGGCTTGCCATTCGTGGTGATAA